AAAGGACATTTAGATTTATTTGAAAAAGCTAAAGAAATAGGTGATATACTTATTGTAATAGTTAATAATGATAAACAAAGAGAAATGAAAGGATCACAGTTCTTTCAAGATCAAGAAGAAAGAATACGTATTATTAGAGCATTATCAGTAGTTGATATGGCTTGGATTTCGATAGATAAAGATTCTACTCAAAATGCTACTCTAAAATGTATGGTTGATAAGTTTTTAGGAGCAATGAAACTAGCTTTTGCTAATGGAGGAGATCAAAACAACGATACCATTCCAGAGGCAGAGATATGTAAAATGTTCGATATAGAACTAATAGACGGATTAGGGGATAAAATACAATCAAGTAGTTGGTTATTAGACAAAAAGTAACTATATTTAAACAAAGGTTTTAAATGACATTAAAGAGTTTACAGCAGTACGGGAAAGGGTTTCAGTTAAAGGTTTTAGGATCACTACTTACAGATAAAAAGTTCTTACTAAATGTAAGAGATGTTTTACACGATCAATATTTCGATGCTGACTCTCATAAATGGATTATTAATCAGATTTGTGATTACTTTGATAAGTACCATACTAATATTACTATGGACGTTCTTAAAGTAGAGCTTCAAAAAGTAGAAAATGATGTACTCCAAGTAGCTCTTAAGGAAGAACTAAGAAACTCTTACGAAGCCTCTCAAGATGATTTAGAATACGTTAAGAAGAGTTTACTACCTTTTGTCAAAATCAAGAAATGAAAGGAGCTATACTTAACTCTGCCGATCTTCTCAAAGATGGAGATTTTGACGGTATAAGAGACTTAGTAGAAAAAGCTATCAAAGCAGGCTCTGATAAAAATATAGGACATGAATACAATAAAGACATTGAAACGCGTTATAGGGTCGACTATCGTCCCACTATTCCTACTCCTTGGCCTGTGCTTAATGATGGTATCCAAGGTGGGTTTGGTCCCGGCGATCTTGCTATCGTTTTTGGTAATCCCGGTGGTGGTAAGTCTTGGACTATGGTTGCTATCGCTGCTCATGCTGTTAACTTGGGATATAAAGTCAATTATTACACTCTCGAACTCGGAGAGGATTACGTTGGTAAAAGATTTGATTGCTATTTCACGGGATATAGCATTGATGAAGTTAATAAGCATCGCAAAGAAGTTGAGACTTATATAAACAGTTTAAAGGGTAAACTTATAGTAAAAGAATACCCTCCAAAACAGGCTACAGTTAGTACTATCAGATCACATATACAAAAATGTACTGATATGGAACATAAGCCTGACTTAGTTATAATCGATTATGTTGATTATTTAAGAGCACCATCTAAGAAACGTTTCTCTGAAAGAAAAGATGAAATAGATGATGTATTTGTAGCTACGAAAGGATTAGCTAAGGAACTTAAAATACCTATTCTAACACCATCTCAGGTTAACAGAATGGGAGCTAAGGATAATGTTATAGAAGGAGATAAAGCTGCTGGAAGCTACGATAAAATGATGGTAGCAGATATGTGTTTTTCACTTTCTAGACAGAAAGAAGATAAAGTACTAGGTACTGGAAGAGTCCATGTTATGAAAAATCGTTACGGTCAAGACGGCATGACGTATAACGTAAAAATGGACACGAATAATGGTCATATTGAGTTTGAAGGCAAGGCAGATCCTGCAGAGCTTCTAGAGGATGAAAATGATAGACCAAGGTTTAACCTCTCAAGAGATGTCGTTGAAAAATTGTTGTAGGTTTTTTGGTAGAATGTATAATATATATTCTATTTATTATACGACCTCGAAGAACACCTATCGAGGTCATTTTTGTCTAACTTATTAAGTAATATATAAAGATATATGAGTTTATTAGAAGAACGAGTTGTGTATAAACCTTTCGAGTATCCTAAAGCATTCGATTACTGGTTAAAACAACAACAAGCACACTGGTTACATACAGAAGTACCCATGGCACAAGATGTAAGTGATTGGAAATCAAACATGAAGCCACATGAAAAGAATATTATTGGTGGTATTTTAAAAGGATTTGCGCAAACTGAAACTATAGTTAATGACTATTGGTCAACTTTAGTTACTAAATGGTTTAGGAAACCAGAAGTTATCATGATGGGTACAACTTTAGGTTCTTCAGAAACTATTCATGCAGAAGCATATTCATTATTAAATGAGCAGTTGGGATTAGATAACTTTGCAGAGTTTCTAGAAGATGAAACTACTATGGCAAAGATAGAATCATTAATGGATGTTAGAGATGGTCATAATGGTGAACCTAACTGGCATGATAGAGCTAAATCACTAGCTATATTTTCAGCTTTCACTGAAGGAGTTAATCTATTTAGTTCTTTTGCAGTTTTATTATCATTTAAAATGAGAAACTTACTAAAAGGAGTAGGACAAATAGTAGAATGGTCAGTAAGAGATGAATCATTACATTCAGAAGCAGGTTGTTGGTTATTTAGAACTCTTATGAAAGAACATCCAGAGTTTAAAACTGATGAACTTATAAAGGATATAGAAGATGCTGCAAGAACTGCTTTACAGTTAGAGTTTGATTTTATTGACAAGATATTTGAAATGGGGGATCTTGAAAACTTAACTAAAGACGAGTTAAAAAACTTTATACGCCATAGAGTAAATACTAAAATGGCTGATTTAGGATTAAATCCTATTATTCCTGCATCTGAAATAGATAAAGGAGCATTAAAAACTATGAAATGGTTTGATGCAGTTATTGCTGGTAAACAACAAACTGATTTCTTTGCTAATAGAGTTACGAACTATGCTAAAGGCCATTTAGACTGGTCGACAGCTTTTTAAAAGGTAGATATGAGTATGATTATAGATACCAGTAACTGGGAAGCTGGTAAAGATTACCCAGAATGGATGAATGAGGTTTCGATTGCCACAATATCTAAAGGATATTTACTCCCGGACGAAACACCAAAGACAGCATATAGAAGAGTAGCTAATAGAATAGCAAATAGATTAGATCGACCTGATTTAGCGAATAAGTTTTTTCGTTATATGTGGAAAGGTTGGTTGAACTTAGCCTCCCCTGTACTTTCGAATACAGGAACCGATAGAGGACTGCCCATCTCTTGTTTTGGTATTGATACACCAGACTCTATAAGAGGAATCGGCCTTACTAACGCAGAGTTGATGAGGCTGACTTCCCTCGGTGGTGGAGTTGGAATAGGTTTATCAAAAGTAAGAGGAAGAGGCACTAAAATAGGTAATGCAGGTATGGGACAATCTGAAGGAGTAGTTCCATGGGCTAAAATATATGATTCAACCATAATAGCAACAAATCAAGGTGCAGTAAGGCGAGGAGCTGCCTCTGTAAACTTAGATATTAATCACCCAGATATTCACGAATACCTAGAAATCCGAAGACCTAAAGGAGATCCTAATAGACAGTGTCTAAACCTACACCAATGTGTTGTAGTGGATGATAACTTTATGCAAAAACTAGAGCATAGAGACGCTGAGGCAATGGAGTTATGGGTAAAAATACTAAAGTCTAGGGTAGAAACAGGTGAACCTTATATCATGTTTAAGGATACAGTTAATAATGCAAATCCACCAGCATATAAGAAAAATAACCTGGACGTTTCAATGACAAATATATGCTCGGAGATAACATTACATACAGATGATGAACATTCTTTTATATGTTGTCTTTCATCTGTTAACCTTACTAAATGGCATGAATGGAAAAACACGGACCTAGTAGAAACCGCAATATATTTTTTAGATGGAGTATTAGAAGAGTTCTTAGCAAAAACTTCTGGAAGGGAATCACTCGTAAGAGCTCACCGTTCCGCTAAAAAAGGTAGAGCTATAGGGTTAGGAGTATTAGGATGGCATACATTATTACAAAACGAAAGAATACCTTTTGCATCTATTGCAGCAACATCGTTAACTCATCAAATATTCTCAGATATTAGAACAAAAGCAGAAGCTGCTTCAAGAAAACTAGCTGACGAGTATGGAGAACCAATATGGTGTAGAGGAACTGGTCAAAGAAATACTCACTTAATAGCAGTAGCACCTACAGTATCAAATAGTACTATATCTGGAGGAGTATCAGCAGGTATTGAACCAGTACCAGCTAATGTTTATACTTTTAACTCTGCAAAAGGTACTTTTATAAGAAAAAATCCTGCATTAGAAATTTATCTTGATGAAAAAGGGGCTAATACTGAAGAAGTATGGGATCAAATAATGAAAGATAGAGGAAGTATTGCTAATCTACCAGAAGATGTAATGCCTGCAGAAGATAAACCTATATTTTTAACGTTTGCCGAAATAAATCAACTTAAACTAGTTGAACAAGCAGGAGCAAGACAGAAATATATAGATCAAACACAGTCACTTAACTTAGCTTTTGACCCAACAGATAGTCCTAAGTTTATTAATGAAGTTCATCAAGCAGCTTGGAGATTAGGAGTTAAAACTTTATATTATTTAAGAACTGATTCAGTTATAAATGGAGATATTGGTAGTAGAACCGATACTGACTGCTTAAGTTGTGATGGATAACTATTTATAGTATATGAGTAGGAAGTACAGAATAACCGGTATTGACTTAGGAGACGATATACAAAACATTGAAGTATATCATACTTCTATAACAGCAAGTAATAAATTATTTGGACCTGTTACAAGATCCTTATTGGTATCCCCTGGATATGAAGTAGAAGTAGCTGACGATGTCAGTATATTTTATGCTAGATGTGTGGGAGGAGGATGTAACCTAAGAACAGGTAGTTTACAGGTATCATTTACTCCAAATGTAAGAACATTTACAGTACATTCTGATGGTGAAGGTTATGTTTCTTCTACTCTTCCAACTGCTATAGCTGCAACTACAGGTAGTTTTACATCTTCAGTAAACTATTCAGTAGACTCTTTATTAGTTATAGAAGCTGATAGTTCCTATATTCCAGGAGCTTCATTTGAAGGTTGGTATAATGCAGTTAGTGCTTCCGGAACTCTTATTTCTACCGCAAGTCAACTTTCTATAGGTCAAAATGACTATACTTCTTCTTTATCTAACGATAATATTTTTGCTTATTTCGGTTGATAGTTTAATATTTTTTTCGTATATTATATAAAAAGAATATATGTCAAAAACATCACCTAAGCAAAGGTACAAACAGTTAATGGAATGGCTTGCTGTCCGTAAAACTGGAGGCAATGATACAAAAAAACCACGTAAATTTTCAAAAGCAGATCATTATAAAAAAGTAAACAATCGTTATGGCGGCAAAAAAAATAATTAAGTTTTATGCAACGTGGTGTGGACCATGTAAAATATATGGAAAAACTTGGGATAACGTTACTCCATCGTATTCTGATCAAGTAGATTTTATTAATGTAGATGTTGATAAAGATACTACTGGATTAGCTGCAAAGTACAAAGTAGAATCTATACCAACTACAGTACTTATTAGAGAAGATGGATCTAACTTAACCAAGGAAGGAAGATTATCAAAAGAACAACTAACCGAACTAATACTATCATAAATGTTACGAAATCCAGATTCAATACCTGCAAGTGATACTATCATAGCAGACCCAGTTATGGAACCATACTTTATTACTCGATCTCAAACAGGAGGTTATACTGTATATGAAAGAGTAGTTAAAGGAGACAAAGATACAGAGTATATTAAGACTCTAGGATACCCTTCTAACTTTGGAAATGCACTAAGATCAGTTGCAAGAGAAATATTAAATGTAGAAGGTAAAACTTACGACTTAAAAAGTTATGTAGATCGTTGGGAATCTATAAAAGAATCCTTAACTTCTATTTTAGAATAGCGTTTGCCTATACGCTTTATAATACCTGGCAAAATTTAAATATTATATAAAATGGCAAAGAATGTTGTTATTAGTCTTTCTGGAGGGATGGACTCCTCTACTTTATTACTTAGATGTTTATCTGAGTATGATAATGTAACTGCGATATCTTTTGATTACGGTCAAAAGCATAGAGTAGAGCTCGAAAGAGCACAGTCATTAGTTGATTACTTAAATACTAATGGACAGAGCATCAAGTATCAAGTTATTAAACTTGACGGACTTGTAAACTTACTAAACTCAGCATTAGTAACTGGAGGAGATGATGTACCGGAAGGACATTATGAAGAAGATAATATGAAAGCTACTGTAGTACCTAATAGAAACAAAATATTTGCTTCCTTAGTTCAAGCAGTTGCTTTATCTGAAGCTAATGCAAACGGTTTAAATACTGATATAGCTTTAGGTATTCATGCAGGAGATCATGCTATCTATCCAGACTGTAGACAAGAGTTTAGAGATGCTGACGATGCAGCATTTAGAATAGGTAACTGGGAAGCAGATAAAGTAGGTTACTTTACTCCTTACTTAGATACTGATAAACTTGGAATATTAAAAGATGGACAGAAATTGGTTGAAGAGCTCGGAGTTACTTTTAATGATGTATACAAACGTACTAATACATCTTATAAGCCCTATCCTAGCGGTAATAGCGACTATAAATCAGCATCATCTGTTGAAAGGATTGAAGCATTCATCAACTTGGGTGTGGATGACCCTGTACAATATGAGGATGAGACTGGAGAAGTTGAATATAATGTTGCGAAAGCACATGTAGAAAAACTATTAGCACAATATGCGTAAGTTTTTACTTATTATATCATTAGTAGTATCTTCTCTTACCTTCGGGCAAGAGGAGGTACCCTATGATGCACTAGGTGCATGGTATAACTTAGATGGAGAAATACTAACTATCAATAGAAATGCTGATAAGATCGTATTTGTAAGAAAAAATAAAACTAGAATATTAGCTACTGGAGAGATAACGATAGAAGACGGAGATATGCATATTAATAGATATGACAATGAAGATGCATATAGATTAGGATTCTTTATTGGTAATGAAACAATGGTTATAACTAAACCAAACTCAGTAAGAGCTTGGTTATGGACTAGAATACAATGATATATTGGTTTACAGGGCAACCTGCCCACGGAAAAACGGTTTTAGCTAACATGCTTAAGAAAGAAAAGCCTGGAGCATTTAGAATAGATGGTGATGATATGAGAGAGTTGTTCTCTAATAAAGATTACTCTATAAATGGTAGAGTTGTTAATGTAGGAACAGCACAACGTATTGCACAGTATTTAAATAATCAAGGTAAAGATGTAATAGTATCTTTAGTAGCTCCTTATGTTGATCAAAGAGAAGATTTTAAAACTCTTATGGGGGATCAAATAATAGAGTTTTATGTTCATACTTCAGAACCAAGAGAAAGAGATCATTTTAAAGCTATTGCTTATACTCCTCCTCTTACTAACTTTGTAGATATTGATACTACATACGATACAGAACAACAATCGTTCGAAAAAGTTTTAGATGCAATAAATGGATAAAAAGAATACTTATTTTGTTGATATTGACGGTACTATATTCGTTTATAGAAAGTTTGAAACATACGAATCATCTACAGCTGAAGTTATTAAATCAACTAAACAGTTTTTACAGCAAGTAAAAGATGAAGGTCATATGATCGTATTAACTACTGCAAGACCTGATTGGTTGTATGACCACACCGTTCATGAGTTAAAAGTTAATAATATTCCTTTTGACAGGTTGGTTATGGGTATAGAAAGAGGTCCACGATACCTTATAAATGATATGGATCCAAATAAACCCGGAGATCGGGCAATATGTTACAACTTAGAAAGAAATGGCGGAATTAAAAGCAAAAGCAGATAAAGAATCTTCATCAACTGAAGTAAAATACTCATTTTTTGCCGGTAGGTGGCAACCTTTACATAAAGGTCATTTATGGTTAATAAATGAAAGACTAAAAGAAGGTTTTAACGTTTGGTTAGGCATTAGAGATGTTAAACCAGATGAAAAGAACCCTTGGACAGCAGAAGAAATATTAGAAATGGTAAAAGAAGGTGAGTTAAAAGAACTCATTGAAGCAGGAAAAGTACTTCCTACTATTATTCCGGATATCGAATCTATTAACTATGGCAGAGGAGTAGGTTATGATATTATAGAACATGTTCCACCACAAGAAATAGGTGATATATCAGCTACTTCTATAAGAGAGCAGATGAAAAAAGATGGTAAGTTATAAAAGACACGTTGCTAAGACTATTTCTTGGAGGATTATAGGTACATTAGATACTATGATCCTTTCTGCGTTTATTACCGGTTCTTGGGAAATGGGACTAACTATTGGTAGTATAGAAGTTATAACTAAAATGGGTCTTTATTTTCTTCACGAAAGAGCATGGTATAAGTTTAGTAAGTTTGGGTTAAAAAAATGATTAAACTCGGCATATCAGCATTTTATCACGATTCAGCTGCTTGTATCGTAAATGGTAATACCGTAATAGCTGCTGCTGAAGAAGAAAGGTTTACTGGTATTAAACATGATAGCAGTTTTCCGATAAATACTATTAAATGGTTACTATTTTCCACAGTAACTAAAATCTCAGATATTCAAGAAGTACATTGGTATGAAAATCCAGATAAAAAAGACGATAGAGTTAAAACTATCTTTAATAAAAGACCGTTTAGAACTTTTTTTCTTCGACAAAGGTATAATAAAGACAAAAAGAATAACTCTCCAGAAACTTTACTACAAAATCTCGGGTACACAGGAAAGATTATTTACCACGATCATCATTATAGTCATAGTGCTTTCAGCTATTTTACTTCTCCATATAAGGATGCAGCTATACTTACAGTAGACGGTGTAGGAGAGTGGGAAACGACTACTATTTCTAAAGGAGAAGGTAAGAGTATAAAGAAGCTTACTTCAATAGATTTTCCTAACTCACTTGGGATGTTATATTCAACTATTACTTCATATTTAGGATTTAAACCTAATGAAGGAGAATATAAAGTTATGGGTTTAGCACCTTATGGAAATAAAACTAAATATATTGATAAACTTTATAAAGTACTAACTAATACGTCTAATAAGTATTTTATTAATCAAAAATATTTTACCTGGGAGTATTCTAATAAGGTAATGTTTAGCAAAGCATTATGTAAACTTTTAGATATACCTCCTAGACTCCCAGAAGAACCTTTAACTCAAGAACATAAAGATTTAGCAGCTTCTCTTCAAAAGCTTTATGAAAATGAGTTTCTTAAACTAGTAAGAACTGCAAAATATATGACCGGCTCAAGTAATATATGCCTGGGTGGAGGATGTGCTTATAATGGTGTAGCAAATGCTTTAGCATATAAATATTTCAATAGCGTTCATGTACCTTTTGCTCCTTCTGATGCTGGTTCTGCTATTGGAGCTTGTTTAGACAATCATTCCCGTATATCACCTTACTTAGGTACTAGCTTTACAGATAAAAGAGTTTCTAAAATACTTTCTCCATACAAGAAAGATATTATTATATTTAAACTATCAGAAGATACGCTTATAAAAAAAGTTGCTGATTTAATATACTCCCAAAAAATAATCGCATGGTTTCAAGGGAATATGGAGTTTGGAGCAAGAGCTCTCGGCAACAGATCTATACTAGCTTCTCCGGTTCTTCCTAATATGAGAGAAAAACTTAATAAAGTGATAAAAAAGAGAGAAGGTTTTAGACCATTTGCTCCTTCTGTACCCTTAGATAATGCAGATAGATTTTTTGACCTTAAAGAACCTAGTCCATACATGAATAAAGTAGTTAAAGGAAAAACTAAACTTATTCCTTCTGCCACTCATATAAACGGAACCTGTAGAGTACAGACTGTTACTGCTTTACAAAACCCTAAATATTATAAACTTCTTAAAGAAGTAGGTAGATTAACTCAAATACCTGTTTTATTAAATACTTCTTTTAACTTAAAAGATCAAACTATTACTATTTCTCCAAAACAAGCTATCGAAAGATATTTATCATCAGATATAGACTTCTTGGTCATTAACAACTATCTTATACGTAAAAAATGAATATTAAGGATATAATAAAGAAAAAGCTTGAGGATATTAAAAAAGACAAGGAATACGAGAGAAAAATCAAAGAGTTAAAAAAACGAGATCCTTTCATATATAAAAACTTTTAACTATTTATTTAATATAGTTAAGTAATATGGCCAACCTTACGAATAACAAACCGAAAGATACTTATCCAAGATTAGTACAAATCGAACAAGGGCGATTTCAAAATGGACTAGGACAACTTATAACTGGTTCTATAGTAGCCCTACATGTGTCTAATAGTTTACAAGTAGATGGTAATACAGATATAGCAGGAAACTTAATAGTTACAGGAAGTGTAAGAGCATCAGAATTTATTACAACTGTAGTATCGAGCTCGGTGTTACTTCAATCTGGATCTACCATTTCAGGTAACTCATTAGACGATACCCATAGATTTACAGGTAGTTTAAATCTTTCAGGTTCAGCTAATATTACTGGTTCAGCATTTGACGTTAAAGTACATAGAATAACATTACCAAATAAGGGTACAAGTATATCTATGACAAACTTAAGAACCTCATTAAAAGCAGATGCATCAGGTTCAGGTGTACAAGGTAATCTTTCAGTAGAAGATAATGCAAATGGCCGTTCAGTAGTTAAGATTTACGGTGATACTGTTCTTATTGGTTCTTTTACAGGGAGTAGTATAGCTTTTGGTAATCAAAACACTACGACATACTTTGAAGGTTCTAATAACTTTCTTGGTAGTATAACTATGTTTGCTAACAAGATTTTAACTTTAAATCCTTCTACTTTTTCAACTCTTACTCCAAACACAGGATCGTTAGCAACTACAGGTAGTAGTTTTGGTTATTATGATGGTAATAACTGGCAATATATGCAAACCGGTTCATTTGCCCTACTTTCGGATCATTTAATAGCAACTGCAAGTATTACTAGTAATGAAAGTAATATTACTAACCTTACTTCTGCAACTAGTTCTTATGCTCTTAAAAGTCAAATATCTGGTTCGTTTGCTCTTAAAAGTCAAATATCTGGTTCGTTTACATCTACCTCCGCTAGTCTTGCTGCTGGTATTAGTACAAACGAAACTAATGTAGGAATTTTATCATCAGCCAAAGCTAATAAGAGTGACATATCAGGTTCTTTCGCTATAGAATCAGCTAAGATTAGTGCTATTCAAACAGTAGTAAGCGCTTCAGCTTTATTAAACTTAACTCCAAGTAATCCTTTACCAACTAACATCAATACTGGGTCTATTGCAGTAACAGGAAGTACCTTAGCTTTCTATGATGGTAATAACTGGAAAGTGGTTGTAACAGGATCAACTTTACCACTGTAATAGTTGGTAGTTTAACTTTTTCTTCTTATATTTATATCAATATAATGACTATAGTGTCGTAGCACCACTTTAAAAACACGTAAAATGGTAGATTTTATTAAAGAAGTCGAGAATGATCTCTATGACGTAGAGGCTCGCAAACTAAGAAATGACGAATATACTTTAGATCGTCAATCAAAACCCTCAACCCCAGCTGAACCAGTAAACTATCCTGATGCTAGAAAGCACCAAGTAGTTTCATTTATTAAATCAGGTATTCGTATATTAGGATATATTTTTATACCTTTTAATTTGGTAGTCTCAGCTATTCTCCTTATATTATCTGAAGTAGTAGGTATATACGAAGAACTAGTATAATGGGAAAATTTACATCAACGAAAGTATTTGACGGATTCTCAACAGTATTTCGTCAATGGAAAGCTGAAGATACTCATTGTAAGTATTTACATGGTTATGGAGTATCATTCAAGCTATGGTTTGAAGGACAGTTAGATAATAGAAACTGGGTCTGGGACTTTGGCGGTATGAAAAGAGCTAAAGGTAAAATAGACGGAAAAACTCCTAAAGAATGGATGGATTTTATGTTTGATCATACTGTTGTAATGGCTGCAGATGATCCACATAAGGATAAGTTTGAAAAACTAGCTAGATATGGTATTTTACAGTTAAGAATCGTTCCTGCGACAGGAGCAGAAAGATTTGCACAGTTTATATACGATAAGGTTAATCCATTTATTATGGATGAAACTAACGCAAGAGTTAGAATATCAAAAGTAGAGTTTAGAGAACACGGTAAAAACACAGCGATATATGAGCCTGGGAAGGATTGAAGATTACGATAAGAACCTACCAATAGTAGAGGTATACACAGCAGTTCAATCAGAAGGAAGTCGTCAAGGGTACCCTACTATAGTTATTAGAACTACTGGGTGTACTCATAGATGTTACTTTGGTGAAGGAGGTTGGTGTGATAGCTGGTATACAAGTATACATCCAGAAAAAGGGAAGTTTAACTTTAATGACATTATTAAAAAGTATGATGATAATCCACATATTAAAGAAATGATGTTAACTGGTGGTTCTCCTACTATGCATGGTAAACTTGTAAATGAACTTACACATTTTGCTAAAGAAAGAGGTATCTTTATTACAATAGAGAATGAAGGTAGTCATTTTTTACCTACTGACTATCCTATAGATTTACTTTCTATCAGTCCTAAGTTTAGTAACTCTATTCCTCAACTAGGAGTAGAAACTCCACAAGGTAAGATAGTAGATGAAAAAATGATTAAGCAGCATAATAAGTTTAGACTTAATGTTGAAGCAATAAAAAAGTCTATAGCTTACCATAAAGATTATCATATAAAGCCTGTTATGGATAAAAACTTTTCTATTTATGGAGAGTTTTATAAGTTTCAACAAGAAGTTGGTTTCCCTAACGATAAAGTTTGGGTTATGCCTGCTGGAGATACAAGAAAAGCTTTATTTGAAACTTATCCTGTAGTTATGGATTGGGTAAGAGATAAAGGATACAGATTTACCGGTAGAGCACATATTATGGCCTTTAACGATCAAAGAGAAGTTTAGTGGAAGATATATTTGACGAAATAGATGAACATTTATCAGTTATACATGGTAATCTAGGTATATGCTGTCAAGAATATTGTGACGCTCCAAACGCAATCCACAGTATGGAGAAAGTCATGGAACTATTAGTGGATTTAAAAGATAAATTAAAATAAAATGGCAAAGTTTAGAGTAATAAAAATGCTTCAAAAAACATTTGAGGCTCAAAGAGAAAAAGCGTTGATGACATTTGAGTTATTAACAGAAAATCCAGCGGGAATAGGAGATCACTCCACTGAGGATTTTTATAAAAATGCTGAAGAAGCAGCAAGAGCATTAGCTGAAGCTGATGACGTATTAGATACTTTAGAAAGACATTTCGGAGAATGAAGCTACCGGTTATTAGAAAGATGTCCGATTATACTTTAACTGAACTGCAAAGCACAGTTAATATACTTGAAACTATGTCTGATACTAGAGGTGTATCGGAGAAAGAGTTAGACGTTATTGGAGAAATTTTATCCAATCTCTATGGAGCATTAGAAGTTAGAGAATCTATTATTTCTGGTTCTAAAAGAACTGACGCTATTAATAGTTTTATGAAAAAAGTAACTAATATAGGTAGTGTCTAAAGGTATCAGTCATATCATTGAGGTTTTTAATAAGAAGGATCTTGGCTTTCTTTTATCGGATTGTAATAAATCGTTCAGCGAAGCAGTTATAAACGATTATTGGGGAAAAGAAGTTAAAGGTTATAGTTCAACTGTAAAAACTTTTAGTTTAAAACCTAATAGTAGAGCATTATCTACTGTAGTTAATAAATGTGTAGAGTTATTTGGTGAAGAACCTTACGGTGTTTTTTACTACTACTGGTCAGAAGGAGGATATATACCTTGGCATAGTGATAATGATTATAAAGCTGCTTTTTCTATTTACCTTACACCTGATTGGAAATATGATTACGGAGGATTATTTCAATATAACCTAATAGGACCAATCAAGACTATACTACCTTTCCAGAATACTGGAGTTTACCAAACTGGAGGAGTACCTCATAGTACTACTATTCAAGCAGAAAGCTCTCCTATTCGTAAATCTATACAATGCTGGTTTGGTAGTAAAAAAACTAAAAAAACTACGTTATGAGTTATATTATAGGTAAAGCTTGTGAAGGAACTTGCGATACAGCTTGTGTTGCAGTTTGCCCAGTAGATTGTATACATGGACCTATAGATATTGATGGGAGAGGTGAAGAAGTTGCTGGAATGACTATAGGAGAAAATGATATGCTTTATATCAATCCAGATGAGTGTATTGATTGTGGAGCTTGTTTACCAGAATGTCCAGTCGAAGCTATTTATGATAGTGAAGAGGAGGCTATCACTGCAGATGGCACCGATGAGTACGTTAAACGAAACTATAAGTTTTTTGGTTTAGAATACAATGTATAAATATAAAGCAAAACTAATGAGGGTTGTAGACGGCGATACCGCCGATGTTATGATAGACCTCGGGTTCGATGTCTGGACCAAACAAAGACTTAGATTCAAAGGTGTTGATACTTGGGAAAAGAGAACACGTAATAAAGAAGAAAAAATAAGAGGCTTAGCTGCCACTGCTTTCACCACAGAATATTTAGAAAAAAATAACGGTTTGTTTACCATTCAATCTTATGGAACTGGTAAATATGGTAGAGTATTAGCTGAGATCTTTATAGAGGGAGAAAAAAAATCCCTAAATCAGTTATTAATAGAACATGGCCACGCATATGTCTACGAAGGTGGCAAGAAAAAACTTTTCAAAGGATGACAAAATCTGAAACTATTCAACTTATAGAAGAAAAACTAAATAAAGTTGAATACCAAAAAAAATATTCTTACATTATTGATGAAAGGATATGGACTACTAATATGTCCGCAAATGTTATGTATGTTTAACTTAAAATTAATCTAAATCAACGAAAATGAGAAAACTCGTTACATTGCTGTTAATATTTTTAGCAGTTGGAGCTTACGCTCAAGAAACGAGTACTGATTCCAAGACCATCTTAGATGTGAACTTGGAAGAGGTTGTAGTGTCTTCTCGTGTTATTGATGTCGCTAAAGTAAGAGAGACACCAATCGCCGTAAGTACTATTTCCGCTCAAGAAGTACTCCTTAAAGTTGGAAACCAAGAGTTTCCTGAAATCATGAACAAGACACCAGGAGTGTATGCTACTAAACAAGGAGGAGGATACGGGGACTCTCGTATATCTTTAAGAGGTTTCGACCAGCGTAACACTTCATTTCTTATCAACGGTCAACCCGTTAATGATATGGAAAATGGTTGGGTTTACTGGTCTAACTGGCAAGGTCTGACAGATGTTACATCTAATATTCAGATCCAACGTGGACTAGGTGCCACTTCGTTAGCAGTTCCCTCAGTTGGTGGAACTGTTTCTATTTTCACTAAAAGTGCTGAAAAAGCTCAAGGTGGATCCTTAACTCAGATGGTAGGAAATGACGGCTATATCAAAACTACTGCAGTTTATAATACTGGAGTAAATGATAAAGGTTGGTCATCTTCTTATTTATTAACTAAATGGTCTGGAAACGGATACATTTATAATACATCAGGAGCAGGCTGGACTTATTTTGCAGCCGTAGGATATACACCAGAGGGTTCAGCACATAGTCTGAACCTTTCTGTTTTAGGAGCCGGTCAATGGCACCACCAAAGAGATGTTTGGGTATCTATTAGAGATTACCAAAACTTTGGAGAAGATGGAATCGATAGAAGATGGAACACTAATGGTGGTACATTAAATGGTGAAGAGTGGAACTTACGTAGAAACTTCTACAACAAGCCTTTAGCTACTTTGAACTGGGATTGGGATATATCAGATAACGTACAGTTAAATACATCTTTATACGGTTCAGCCGGTAGAGGTGGAGGAACTGGTCCTAGAGGTAGAAACTATTATGAAGGTTCTATCGATATGTTACCTTTTAGAAAAGATCTTACAGAACACTATCTAGAAAATGGTAGAGGTACTAGAGATGCTAATGGATTTATTAACTATGATGCTGTAGTAGCTCATAACTCTCAATATGATATAGGATCTAACAATGATAAAACATATGCTAGAGATATATTAGTAAGAAGAGCTTCTATGAACTCTCATAACTGGATTGGAGCCATTTCTAAGTTAAATATTCAGAAAGGTAAAATGAGATACTCTTTAGGATTAGACTTAAGAGACTATACTGGATATCACTATAGAGCAATGAACCATTTATTAGGTCTTGAAGGATATGCTTCTACTGGTAATCAAAACTTAGGTACTCAAATTTACGGTGCTGGTGATTTAGTAACAGCTAAGCCTTTTAGAGGTACTAATATTGGAGATGATGAAGCAAAAATTGCTTACTATAATATTGGATTTGTAAAATGGGCAGGTGTTAACGGTTTAGTAGAATATGCAGGAGACAATGTAACTGCAGTACTACAAGCTGGTTTATCTAACCAACAATTCCAAAGAGAAGATAGATTTGCTAATATAGATAATCCTATTTCTGATAAAGCTAACTTAGGTGGTGGATATTTGAAAGGTGGTATTAACTATAACTTTAATGCTAAATCTAACGTATTTGTTAATGCAGGATTTATTGATAGACAACCATTATTTGATGCAGTATTTCCTAACTATGGAAATGATATCAATCCTGATTTACAAAATGAAAGAATCGAATCATTTGAGATTGGATATGGATTTATTGGTAAGAAGTTAAAGTTTAATATTAATGCTTATAATACTAACTGGGGTAATAGATTTGTTTCTAGAAGTTTATCTAATCAGCAAGGAGTTGATGGGTTTGCTCAATTTAGAAATATCGATGTTACTCATAAAGGTATAGAAGGTGAAGGTACTTATCAAGTAGGTAAAACTAAGATTAGAGGAATGTTCTCTATCGGTGATTGGACTTACACTAAAGACTTCGAAGCAGAGTTATTTGACGAAAATCAAGTATCTATTGGTACTGGTAAGCTTTACACTAAAGGTGCTAAAGTTGGAGATGCAGCTCAAATCACTGCTCTTTTAGGTATTGATCAAGGTATTGGTTCTAAAGTAAAAGTTGATTTAGATTATAGATTCGTAGATGGATTATACGCTGATTACTCTATTACAGATTCAGCATTTACTAATCCTGATAATGATGGTGCATTAAAACTACCTTCTTACGGGTTAGTTGATTTAGGAGCTACTTTTTATGCTGCTAATGGATGGTCATTGAGAGCGAATGTAAATAACTTATTAGACACAACGTATATTGCTGAGTCTAATAGTAATATCCATGCAGGTGCTGACTCAGTTACTTGGAATGGAGTAGATGTAAGAAACTCAGTTTGGTTCGGCTTCGGCAGAACTTGGAATGTGAGCCTTAAGTATAAATTTTAATAATATGGGGGCTTCGGCCCCCTTTTATTTTTTTATACAATGCTCATAATATCTTCACTAGATAACTATAAAATATCAGACATTGAAACTTTTGTTACTTCACTTAGTAAAAGTGGGTATAAAGGTCAAAAATGTATGATAGTCTACAAGTGTGAAGATTACGTAAAAAGATTTTTGAAGGACTTTGGATGGAATGTTATCCAAAAAGATGTACAAGGTGAGTACATGGTTACAAAAAGATTTCAACATTTTGCTGAAATCATAAAAAATAGTTATAAAGAAAGTATAGTATTAGTATGTGACTGTAGAGATGTATACTTTCATTTAAACCCAGAAAAACTTAAGTCACTCAACCTTTACATTGGACAAGATGGTAACTACCCTCATAGAAATAATGAGTGGGCTACTAAAGAGATGCGTAGAATGTTTCCTAACGAGTATGAGGACATAAAGAGTAAGTTTCATTTATGTGCAGGAGTATTTTACGGAGTAAGAGATATAGTTATTGAACTATGCGAAAAAACGTACGATTATACTTTTAAATCCAAACTGTACGATGAAACTAATAAAGGTAAACATACAACAGTTGATCAAATGGCTTTAAATATAATAGCTTATAAAGATTTTCAATATAAAGATGAGTTTAATAACTCTGTTATAAATCTTGCTGAAACTTTTTGGAACCCAGATATTACTTACTTTATTTATCATCAATATGATAGAATACATAACTTCTTTAATCGACTTAAAGAAAAAACTAAAAAAATAATATAAATGAAAAAACTAAACTTTTCAGATTGGCTAGGAATGGGATTTATTGTAATAATGATAATAATATTTCTTCTTATACCAGCTCCAGCAAAAGCAGATTGGGGTAAGACAGGACATAGAGTTATAGGACAAATAGCACAAGATAACCTTACTCCAGAAGCTCTTACAGCAGTTACGGACTTATTAGATGGTGAAACATTAGCAACAGTTAGTACA